GTTTATCAATTTAAACTGGAAGAAACAAAGGTAAATTTGTATGGTGAAGCAGATGCAGAAAAATATTATGATGGTCCATTTATATTTAATGTTCTTATAAATAGAACAAATGAACAATATGTTGAAAATATAGAGGGTGTACAATTTAATCAACCAATAGAATTTTATTTCTTTAGGGATGATTTAAAAGATGCAGATATATTAATTAGAGTCGGCGATATTCTTTTATATCAAGAAAGTTATTATGGAGTACAAAGTACAGTTGCCAACCAATATTGGGGAGGAAAGAATCCAGCTTATCCAAATAATATAAACCCATTGAATCCTGGATTAGAAAATTATGGTAATAACTTATCAGTATTAGTATCAACTTATTATATACCTGCTGATAAAGTAGCTATATCACCTTATCAAGAAAGAATGTAATGGCAAGACCTAGAAAACCCATACCGAAAACACAAAGGCAACTAAGTCTAGAAAAGCAAAAAGCTTTTAAAGGAATAGAGAATAGAGGAGATGTTGGCAACCCAAACTTAGCTGATGAAAAATATAATGCAAATTCTCAAGCGACAGGTATAGAACATAATAGATCTACTCAAATGAGTATGAAAGATGATGATACTAAACAGTATTCTGTTGGTATTCAAGATCTAGACGAAGCTGTATTTTTTTATTTTCAAAATATTATCAAGCCTTTTGTTATGCAAAATGGTGTAAGAAGAGAAGTACCTGTAATTTATGGTGCTCCTGAAAGATGGAAATCATTTCAAAGAGATGGATATTATAGAGATAAACAAGGTGCAATTATGTTACCTATTATTGTAATAAAAAGAGATACAATAACTAAAGATAGATCTGTTGCTAATAAATTAGATGCTAATTCTCCTAATTTATACGGTGTTTGGCAAAAAAGTTATAGTTCAGATAATTTTTATGATAATTTTTATACATTAAATAATAGAAAACCAGTTGATGTTTTTCATGCTGTTGCACAACCTGATTATGTTACATTAGAATATAGTTGTCTTATACAAACATATTATATGTCTCAATTAAATAAAATAATTGAAGCTTGTGAATATGCATCTGACGCTTATTGGGGTAATCCAGAAAGATTTAAATTTAGAGCTTTTATTGATTCTTTTACTACTGCAACAGAATTAGTACAAAATCAAGATAGATTAGTAAAAGGTACTTTTGGAATAAGATTAAGAGGATACATTATACCTGATACAATCCAAAAAGAATTAAAATCCATGAAAAAATATAATTCAAGAGCTAAAGTTACTATTACTAATGAGGTTGTACGTGATATGAGGGATATTAACCCATTAAGAAATCCTACATTAGATGGTAGGAAAAGGAGTTAATTTTAACCCATCTTTGATATATTTATAACCAAATATAAAATATTATGTCAAAAAAGTTATCGCAAGAAGAAGTTTCATTATTAAGAGGTTTTCAACAAAAAAATAATGATGTAATAGTTCAATTAGGAAGCATTGCTGTTAGCATAGATGCTTTAGAAGAACAACACGAAGATTTGTTAACAAAATTTAGAAATCTTCAAAAAGAACAAAATGTTGCTGCTAAAGAAATGGAAGAAAAATACGGCAGTGGTAACATAGATTTAGAAACAGGAGAAATAATTCCAATAAGTTAAATTTTTGAAATAATTTCTCATATTTATAATAAAATAAATAACAAAATTTTTAATATAAGAAAATGGCAGAAACATTAATATCTCCAGGTGTATTAGCAAGAGAAAATGACCAATCATTTATCCAGCAAAATCCCGTCGAATATGGTGCCGCTATTATAGGACCAGCAGCTAAAGGCCCAGTTAGAATCCCTACATTAGTTACTTCATTTAGTGAATACCAAGCAGTATTTGGTCAAACTATTGAAAGTGCTTCTTTAGAGTATGGATATTTAACTGCTACAGCAGCTAACAACTATTTTAGACAAGGTGGTACCTCACTTTTAGTTTGTAGAGTTACTCATGGTGCTTTCACTCCAGCTTATACTTCAGGAAGTAATACTTCAGGAGGTGATACTGATGGAAGTAAGAACTCAGGAATTATGAACGTATTCACATCAGAATCAATTCAAATCCAAACAATATCAGAAGGAACAATAATGAATAATTACCAAACTGTAGATTCAGCAAGTGGTACATTAGTTTCAGGATCCTCTGAGAATGTAAGATGGGAAGTTTCAGGTGTTAACACTGGTTCAGGTACTTTCTCTTTAATAGTAAGACAAGGTAACGATACAACAACTCAGAAATCAATTTTAGAAACTTGGAACGATTTATCTCTTGATCCATTTGCTGCCAATTATATCGAGAAGGTAATAGGTAACCAAGTTTATAATATTAGACAAGACGGCACAGATTATTATGTACAAGCTTCAGGAAGCTATGTAAATAAAAGTAAATATATAACAGTAAAAAGCGTATTAGCTCCAACACCTAATTTCTTCGATAATAATGGTGTAGCAGCTAGTGGTTCTTATGCAGGTGTTGCAGATATACCTTATGGTGAATTTGTACCAGTTGCTAGTTCAGGATCATTTACAGCCGCAACAGGAAGAAACGTACAAGCTGCAACTTCTCCAATGAAATTTAACCAATATATTACAAACACTAATATACAAGGTTTAACAGCAACAGATTATTCATCTTCAATATCATTATTAAATAATCAAGATGAATATAACTTTAATGTAATTGTTGCTCCAGGATTAGTAGCAGATTCAACATATGCTGCTCATATAACACAAATTAATTCATTAGTAGCTTTAGCAGAAAATAGACAAGATTGTATAGCTGTAATTGACGTATCAAAATACGGAAGTACAGTAGCTGCTACAGTTAATAGTTCAACAGCATTTGATTCAAGTTATGCTGCAACTTATTGGCCTTGGTTACAATCAGTAGATCCAACGAGTGGCCAGACAGTTTGGTCGCCAGCTTCAGCGTTTATACCGGGTGTATATTCATTCACTGATGCTTCATCGGAACCATGGTTCGCTCCAGCAGGTTTAATTAGAGGATCGCTAGGAAACGTAATTAGAGCAGAAAGAAAATTAACATCAGGTAACAGAGATACTTTATATAGTGCAAATATTAACCCAATAGCTACATTCCCAGGAAGAGGAGTTGTAGTATTTGGACAGAAAACACTACAAGTTAGAGCAAGTGCTTTAGATAGAGTAAATGTTAGAAGATTATTAATTACATTAAAAAGCTTCATCACACAAGTATCAGATAACTTAGTATTTGAACAAAATACAATAGCTACAAGAAATAATTTCTTAAGCCAAGTTAACCCATACTTAGAATCAGTACAACAAAGACAAGGATTATACGCGTTTAAAGTTGTAATGAATGAAACTAACAATACACCAGATGTAATTGATAGAAATGAATTAGTTGGTGCGATTTATTTGCAACCTACTAAAACAGCTGAATTTATAATATTGGATTTCAACGTACTGCCAACAGGAGTTGAATTCCCAGCGTAAAAAAATAAAAATAGAATATTTATAACAAAGAATAAATAATTAGATAAAATGGCAATATTAGACCCAAACGAAATATTTTACACAGCTTTTGAGCCAAAGCAACAAAATAGATTTATCTTATATGTTGATGGAATCCCTTCTTACCAAATTAAAGGAGTTGGAGCTGTTTCACTAACTCAAGGTACAGTTCAATTAAATCATATCAACGTAGCAAGATATGTAAAAGGAAAAACTCTTTGGAACACGGTTTCAATGACATTATTTGATCCTATTACGCCGTCAGGAGCTCAAGCGGTAATGGAATGGGTTAGATTACACCATGAATCAGTAACAGGTAGAGATGGATATAGTGATTTCTATAAAAAAGATCTTACTTTTAATGTATTAGGACCTGTAGGTGATATAGTATCTGAATGGATTATAAAAGGTGCATTAATTACTGAAGCAGGATTCGGTGATTATAACTGGGATAATGAAAATGCTGCACAAGAACTTTCATTAACAGTACAACCAGATTATTGTATCTTAAACTTCTAATACAAGTTTAAAGAAATATTAAAAATAGCTTGGCTTTGCCAGGCTTTTTTTATATATTAATATGTATAACTAGAAGTAACGTTACAACTAAATAAAGATTATATGGCAGAATTTAAATTCCCCACAGAAGAGGTAGAATTACCATCGAAAGGTTTAGTATACCCAAAAGAAAACCCATTATCTTCAGGAAAAGTAGAAATGAAATACATGACTGCTAAAGAAGAAGATATATTAACTAACCAATCTTACATCCAAAAAGGTATTGTATTAGATAAATTATTAAAATCTTTAATAATAGATAAAAATGTTAAAGTTGATGATTTAGTAATTGGAGATAAAAACTCATTATTAGTAGGGTGTAGAATTCTAGGATATGGAAAAGATTATGAATTTCAATATGGCGGTGAAACTCATGTAATTGATTTATCAGTATTAGAAAATAAACCATTTGATGAATCTTCAATTGAACAAGGAAAAAATGAATTTTCATTTACAATTCCTTCTAATGGATCTAAACTTATTTATAAACTATTAACAGGAAAAGATGAAAAAACAATTGATAGAGAAATTAATGGATTAAAAAAAGTTAATAAAGATGCATCTCCAGAATTAACTACTAGATTAAAACAAATGATTTTATCAGTAGATGGGAATGAAGATAAAAAAGATATTAGAGACTTCGTTGATAATTATTTCTTAGCTAGAGATTCTCGCGCTTTCAGGGAACATATTAAGAATACTCAACCTGATGTTGATTTAACTTATATGCTTGATAGCGGAGAGGAGGTCGCTGTGCCCATTGGGCTTAACTTTTTTTGGCCTGACGCCTAAGGTAGCACCCCTAGTAAGAAAGAATTTATTTACCCAAATACATAATATTGTTTATCATGGTAATGGTGGTTATGACTATTATACCATCTATAATATGCCAGTATGGTTAAGAAAATTTACTTTTTCAGAAATAGATAATTACAATAAAGAACAAAATAAAAAATACAAAGAAGCCCAGGAAGGAAAGGGAAAACAAACATTAGTTTCTTCAGATGGTAAAATCAATGCCCCGGAATTTGCTAAGGCATCTCATCAATATAAACAAGCCGAACAAAACCTAAAAAAATTCAAAGGTAAAACTAGTTTTAAATAGTAATATTTATAATAAAATACCCTAATGGCTTTAAATCCTAAACAATTAGCTGAAGCTAAAAAATTACTTGATCAAATAAATGCTGCCTATAAATCTTTAGGTAAGCAAAACCCATTTGCTGATTTCGATTTATCAGGAGCTAAGGACTTTACAGCCGTAATGAAACAACTTGAGGGTATCCTTAAAGGTGTTCAAGCCCAATTAAAAGGTATAGATGATGAATTAGATGGTATTGTTGGTTCATTTAGAGCTACAGTACAGGAAATTAGTAAATCCAATACTGGTTTACGTGAGTCTAAAAAAATATTTTCTACACTAGGAGATTTAGGTAGTAAATTAAGAGATGACCAAAGTGGTTTAGCTGAATTATCTGTTAAAGAATTAAAAACAATAAAAACAAAACTCGAGCAGAAAAAAATTGAGTTAAAAGATAATGATGCAGTTTTAAGGCAAAGAAAAGATGAACTAATACAAGAAAATAAATTAGGCCAAACTTCTCTTAAACAAAAGAAAGCAAATAGGGACGAAATAATAAAGATTAATAACGCAATAGCAGCTGGTGCTGCTGAAATGGAAGGTGAAGAAGGTCTTTCGGATATATTAATAGCAAAAGCTCAAAAGAGATTAGAAGAAGAGAAAAAAATTGCTGAGGCAACTGGATTATCAGGTGCAGCACTGGGTGGTCTAGAGAGTATTCTAAATAAGGCTGGTTTTGGTGAATTAGCTGAAAAATTAGGTTTTGATGAGGCAAATCAAAAAATGCGTGGACTCGCTAAAGAATTTGCTAATGGACAAAAAGAAGCATCAGGTATGGGAGCATCATTTGATGTCCTCCAAACAGGTCTTGGTGTAATAGGAAAAAATTTACTTAAAAATTTAAGAGATCCTTTAGTATTAGCAGGGTTAGCAGCTAAGGCATTAACAGCAATATTTGATTTAGCAAAAGGATTAGATAAAGCTTCTGGTGAATTAGCTAAAAATATGAACATGTCTTATGAAGACGCTGTTGAATTAAATCAAGAATTAGCAGAACTCTCATCTACTCATTTAAAAGATTCATTAGTTAGCTCTAAAGGTTTAGCTGAAAGTTTACAAGAAATAAATAAAACATTAGGTACTAATGTAATGTTAAATCAAGAAGATTTAGTTACATTTACCAAATTAAGAGAAGCTGCTGGATTTACTAATGAAGAGTTAATGGGTATCCAATCGATAACTTTAGCAAATGGACAATCATTAAAAGAAAATACAGGGGAATTTTTAGCACAAGCTAAAGTTTCAGCAATGCAAAATGGTGTATTACTTAATGAAAAAGAATTATTAAAAGGAATAAGTGAAGTCTCAGCTGCAACAACTATATCATTTGGAAAAAACCCAGCGTTAATTGCTGATGCTGTTGCATCAGCCAAGGCATTAGGTATGGAAATGGACCAAGTTGAGGCTATTGCCGATAGTTTACTTGATTTTGAAAATTCTATTGCTAATGAATTAGAAGCTGAAATGTTATTAGGTAAAGATATTAATTTAGAAAAAGCAAGACAAGCTGCATTAGATAATGATTTAGCAACTTTAGCAAAAGAAATATCATCACAAGTTGGTACATCAGCAGAATTTGCTGAAATGAATAGAATACAACAAGAGGCCTTAGCTAAATCTTTAGGTATGAGTAGAGAAGATATTGCTCAAACTTTATTTACTCAAGAACAATTAGCAGGGGCAACAGGAGAAGAAGCAGAAAAAAGACAAGCTATATTAGATAAAAGAATAGCAGAAGTTGGCTTAGCACAAGCACAAAAAGAGATTGCTAAAGATGGATTAGGAACTTTAGAATCACAAGCAAGTGTAGCAGAAAAAATGGAAAAAACCATGAAAAAAATAAAGGATACCTTTATGGGTCTTGCAGGGGTAGTACTGGAAATTGTAGCCCCAATGGTTGATGGTATCCTTCCTGTATTTAATGCTATAGCAGGGGCAGTCAAACTTATTCTTGAAGGATTTACTGCACTTGCTCCTGTATTAGTACCAATAGTAGCACTTATGAATGCAATGTGGTTAAAAGAAAAAGCTACAGCTTTAATGACTGTTATTAGTGGAGCTTGGAAATCTTTAGGAGGTCTTCCAGTTGTAGGACCTGCATTAGCAGCAGCAGCTGCCTTAGCGGGTGTTGGATTAGTTAACAGATTAGCAAAAGCTGATGATATGTTTTCTCCTGGTGATAATCAAGCTGGATATGGAAAAAGAACTTTAATGGCACCTGAGGGAGCAATTGCATTAAATAATAAAGATACTGTTATTGCAGGAACAAATTTATTTGGAAGAGCTAATGATATGGTTTCATCCCCAGAAGGAAGTGTAAGTGTTGGTAATGACATGAATAAAACAAATGCTTTATTAGCCACCTTAGTAACACAAAATGCTAAAAAACCTCAAATATCACCAGTAGGTTTATACTCAGTTCAATAATACAATATTTATAATAAAAACAATTAATTATGAGTTTATTAAATAAATTAAAAGCGGGAGAATCATCAATAGCTGGTTTAAATGGTGCTGATCCACCAATCGTAGATCAATCATTATCTAAATTACATGATGAATATTCATTAGATGGTAAGCCATACATGAATAATTTACCAAGTCCTACTCAGTTAGCTGCTACTATCAAAGAAGATAGTAAGTACATGAACCATCTACCTAAGTAGTAAATGGGATTAGTAGATCTTAGGACAGACTTAAAATCACTTAAGTTTGGGAAAGATATAGTTGGCGGTGGTAATAGTAATCTACCCTATGTAGTAAAAGATATTCCATCTAGTTTTCAAGATGTAGGACGAACTGGTGGACCTGATTTTTTATTACGAGGGGGTACACTATTTCCTAGAGCCGTCGTTAATGATGTATCTCGAATGACACAAATGTTAGTCGATTTTCGTACTCCTAATGGTCCTTTATTTATAGCTAAACAAAATGTTTTATCCCTTTCTAATGTAAATACAAAAACTGGTTATATAAAATATAATCAAGCTCCAAACACAGGTGGAGGAGGAAATCCATCAACATCCCCACAAACAGCAATAGGCAAATTTATTTCAGATAATTTAGCCATGAACCAAGGTATTTATACACCTTTATCTACTATAGCAGGTGTAGTTGGTACAGGTATTGGTATACATCCAAATAAACAAGGATTAAACCCCTTCAATCCCATGGTTGGTATGGCACCAGGTGATGTTCAAACTACCCCAAATGGATTAACTTTACCTACTTATATTGAAATTACAGATGGAGGAGCAGATGGTAAAAAAAGTAGGTTATTAGGATTTTTACCTAAAATTGATAATAAAACAACAGACCAAAATTTATACACTTACGTTGGAGGTCCAGATGCTATTTTAGGAGTTGGTACTACTAATATTAATATGTTAGGTGACCAAAGAACAGGCATAAACCAACAAAACCAAATAGGTCAATTAACAGGATCTTTTTCTGATTTATTCCCTTTAAATGCATTAGTTAAAGCAGGACAAAGTTGGAATAATATAAAATCAAATCCTGCTTTATTTGCTTTAAATAATATTTTACCTAACATATCAGGTAGTTTTAGAAATCCATTTTTAACTTCTGTATACATAACTGGAAGTGCAGGTCCTTTATCTCCTAATAACTTAATATTATCAGGTAGTTTAAGTGGGGTATCAACAGGTTTTGCTGCGTTTAATCAACAACAAATTGAAGATTATTATACACCAGGAGGTAATTTTGCTAGAACAAATATAGGATTAAAACCTAATTTTGAAGAAAAATTAATTAATGATGCTGATAATCAAATACCAGAATCACCTGATTATATTCAAAAGAATATAGAAAAAAGAGTTAATTTAGGAAACCCAGGTAAAAGAGGAAATTTAAGAAGTTATACGGCGGGAAAAATATTACCTGGAAATACAAAATCTGAACCTTTAGATAAAATAACAGCTTTACCACTATACAACTCAGAAGCTGTCATCCAGAATGAAATTAAAGATGATTTAGTTAAATTTAGAATTGGTATTATAGATAACGATAACCCAAATAACAAAACATATATTCATTTTAGAGCTTTTATTGATGCATTTAATGATCAATATAGTGCAGATTGGATGTCTCAAAAATATATGGGTAGAGCAGAAAATTTTTACAAATATCAAGGTTTTGATAGACAAGTATCTTTAGGTTGGACTGTGGCTGCTCAATCAAAACAAGAATTGATACCTATGTATCAAAAATTAAATTATCTAGCTTCTACGTTAGCACCTGATTATTCAGATATCGGGTATATGCAGGGAAATCTTATTACATTGACAATGGGAGGTTGGTTTTATGAACAACCTGGAATAGTAACTGGAATGAGTTTAGATGTTCCCGATGATTCTCCTTGGGATATTAGTATAAATGATACTGGAGACTCAGATAGTAGTGTTAAAGAATTACCTATGATTATTAAAGTTTCTGGATTTAATTTCATTCCGATACATGAATTTGTTCCAAGAAAACAACAAAATACTTATCAAGATTCTGATTACCAAGGAGCAAGTGAGAACTTTATTAGTACTTATGGAAAAGAAAGATATATTTCATTAAATAATGGAAGAAATAATAATTATGATCCATCACCGGGTCAAAATTATGTTCCACAAAAACCAACTGATACATAATGGCTAGATATACTCACATACCAATTTATAAAAAAACTAATGAATATAAAACTTCAAGAAGTAAAAGACATTATGGGACAACTAAATACCCTGATATTCCTTTAAATTATGAAGATGTTTATGTTTATGCTGAAGAAGGTGATAGATTCGACCAATTAGCCCAACATCATTATGGAGATTCTAATCTTTGGTGGGTAATTTCTATTGCAAACAATTCATTTAATCAAGGCTCTTATTTTATTACCCCTGGGGTACAATTAAGAATACCCTCTCAAATAGGAGCAATTTTATCAAGTTACAATGAATTAAATAATTACTAAAAGTTATGGATGGAAATATCATTGGCCAACCTTTTGATGAACGAGTTTTAAAAGAAATAAGTCGTAGACAAAAAATTCACGGTAGTGGA